TGTTGTAACCGTAGTATCTTAGGTAACCGCCAGTGGCGGTCACTGCTGAATCTATGGCCAATTGCGTATCAATCTTGATATTAGACACATCAACTGTTCTGCCGCCAAAATCACCATTGACGTCTCTTACTATGATCTCGCTGGCACCGGGTGCGGCGCTGGTTCCTGCAGATCCTGCCACTATACCATAGTCACCATCACTGGCGGTAGTTGCTCCGGTTCTGCGCAAGAATCCCAAAGCATTATACTGTGATTTCTTGATGGCCAACCCTTCATCTACCACAGTGGTAAATGACACTGCAGCCGCATTGGCTGTGGTAATACTGCTGTTGCCTATCAGGGTATCAGGAGCCAACTGCTGAAGATCCCCCACTTGAATAGAGTTGGCTTTGATAGTTACGAAACCATTGGTAACATCAAAATCTGAATTACTAAAACTGCCAACACCACTGGCTGCTTGAATAACAGCAGCAGATCCTGTAGGTGCTGTGGCCTGTGCAGTGGCAATGGTCATTGCTAGTTTGCTCTGTGCAATTGCCGCAGTAGCTGAAACTTCGGCATCGTTGACCACACCGACATTTAATTGCACGTCTATGTTGTTTAGTGTAGAATCTATGCCTGTTCGCAGATCAAAAACAAGATCACCAGTGACACTGGCATTTACAAAGATGTCGCCTACGCCAGTAAACACCATGAACTGACCGCCCTGCACATTAGATCCTGCATAGTTTTGTAAATTAGTAAAAGTAAGACTACGAAGGTTTACTGCATCTTGAGGGTCGGTTGGATCGGCAACATTGGCAATCTTATTGAAGTTGAGATTCATGTTTGACTGCATGCCTAGTTGGCCATCCAAACTCATGAAACCACCTGTGCCAAGTGGTATCACTTCAGCAGCTGCAACAGCAGAACCTTCATGCGAGATCCCCAGTCGACGATCTACGTATTTGCGTGTGGCATTTTCTGTGGGTACAGTATCTGTGGCGTTATCTGAGAATCCACTATCTGTGGAAAATTCACTGACCGGCACACCACGTTTGAATCCAATACCATCCAAATTGCTGAGTGCAATAGAACTTGAGAATGTGACCTGTCCAGTGCCTTGATCCACTCTAAAGAACGGACCAACAGAGAAATTACCAAATTGATCCGTGGTTACATAAAATACTCGACCTACATCACGTTCTTCTGTTTCTTTTGAGTCATCTACCGGATTAACACTACCACCATAAATTTCGTTGGGATAGTTCGTGTCTGCATAAGAACCTGTGCCGATTTCCAATAAATCGTGTCCAGTTACTCGAGTCAGTGAAATTCTAATGGTCAAGGTGCCAAGACTGCCGCTAGTGCGTATGCTCACAGCAGCTTTTATGGTGTAGCTGGTAGATAAATTGTTTATGGCATTGACCAAGGCACGATTAAGTGTGATTCTACCAAACACAGTGTTAGTCACTGCCGGGCCTTGATACGAGCTAATTATATATTCTTCGCCCAGATAAACAAACTTCGCTGCAGATAATCTAGATAGTTCAGTAGTTGGAACTGCTATTACCGCAAAAGTAGTGTCACCTAAACGACCGGTAACTAGCCCTACTTTATGCACTCCGCTCTGTGTGCCGGTGGTTTCTATAGCCGGATCACCAGGCACATCTGTAAATTCGAATGTATCAGGATTGCCTGTGCTGATAACAAAATATCTATTTTGAATACTCATGCCTGTAGGCAAAGCACCAGTGGTAGTGAATTTAATCACGTCTCCTGCGGAGAATCCATGACCGATCAGTGTTACCACAGCTGGATTAGCGATTGATATGGTGCAGGTCGTACCAGTTGGTGTTGAAGATATGAATTCCCCAGGCTGGAACACAGTGATATCTATGTAGTTGTAATTTTCTCTGGTCTGTGTGAGAGTCAATCCCACGATGTTATATCTATGGACGCCACTACCTGCAGTTGTGATACTCACAGCAGCACCGTTTTTCTGTGTGCTTATACTGAATTGTGTATCTGTGAGATTATTAGGCAATACAAAGTAAGTATCAGTCGATACTATTCCAGCAGGTAACGTGCCTGTGGTGGTGAAACTTATGGTGTAGGCTTCTAACAGTTTGTGAGTTTTCACGGCCTTGATACTCAGTGAACTACCATTTATCAACGTAAATGTGCTGCCGCCTGGACTGGTACTGACAGTGAACGTGTTATATGTGGGCTGTGTGATGATATAATAGGTAGTGCCGCTGACAAAGTTGTTGGCAGTGCTGGTAGGAATTATTTTATCACCAATTCTTAGTTTGTGATTATTGCTGGTTGTGCAGACGTTTGAAGCTATAGTTGTAATAGTCAATGTCACGCGGAATACCGTAGGTATAGCCGGGTCAACTAGTATATCATAAGGACCGTTACTATCTGTGGTAGCAGTGAATACCAACACACGATACACATCTGAAAGTGTCTCTCGCAGTTTAAGACCAGTTGAAGGTCTCACAGCAACCTCTTCCAGACTACCTGTGAGCAGTGTATTGCTGGATTGACGCATGGTCATTTTGGTATTATTTGTCACTACCGCAAACAAACCTTGTGAGGCAGAGCCTATGCCAGTGCTGAGATTTAATCTTGCTACCCCTACTGGAAGGTCAGTGATAGTCACACTAGTCACCGGATATCTATATATTTCTGTGGTATGCAGAACTTCCAATTCAGATCCACTCAGTGGTGTGTAGTCGTAGTTATATACAAATATAACTAGTCCACCCGCCACGTTGGCATATGCCCCACTGGGGAAATAGCAATCCACTCGTTGGCTGAGATCTTCATAGAGAGTTGTTGGAGTAGGAACCTCAAGTGGATCTGCACCCTCTGCAACCAAGGCATAATTTCCATGAGCATTTGATCCGCCAACTGAGCGAATCTGTCCGCCAGTTAGTGAGTAGTAGGCAATATGGCAGTAGTATGTAAACATAGACACTGCTTCAGTCAAGCCACCATTAGCCACAACTATACCATAACCGAGGTCGTTGATCTGCGTGTAGTCATTACACAACATGCTTCTGTTGCCTGGCGCTAATATTTCGTATCGATTGCCGTAAAAATCTACATAGGTCACGGCTGCTGCTTGCAGTGTTGATTTGTTGGTTTGTATGATAGTTCTGACAGCAATGTTGTTGGCAGTATATCCAACAAAGCTAGGTTCAGTTATGGCCACCACTGCCTGTGCAGCTGTGAAGTTGGCAGCACCTATTATTGAACTCATTCGAGTCATTAAGGTATTGATTGTAGCAGCTTCTGTGGCCGAGGCAGGAGTTCCTGAAGTTCTAGCTAATGCAGAATAAGTCACAGCCGGAGCCAAGTCTTGCACAACTTGTCCTAGAAGATAATTCAAATAGGCATGCCAGGTTGCAGATTGAGCTTGTGTTAGCGAAGAATCAGTGATTACTGCACCTGTGAGATTGTTGTAGAATTTCAATGCTCTTGTGCGTGTGGCCACATTGCCGCCATAAATCAAGTCGTGAATCACTGCGTCCACCGCTTGTCTAATCTGATATTCCACTTCACTGGTCAAATACACAGTCGCAGTGGTAAATCCACTGAGATTACCTGCTATCTGTGCATTGATGTATGCCACTAGTTCAGAGGCTGCATAGTCTCTGTTTGCCAACAGCAGTGCATAGGCATTAGTGATATTAGCAGACAGTCCAACCGGTAGTGTAAATGACAGAGCCGGTGCAGCAACAACTCCGCGCTCTATAGTGTCTGCTATGACAGTATTGCTCTGATCCACGGTTTCTTGAATACTGGCATAAGCAGTAATTAACTCATTTACAGAATCATGTACAAACTCAATAGCGTCCAATGTGATCCGTCGTTGATCGGTCAATACCACTGCGCTTTGACTGAGTCTGTAGGTCAAGCCATTTTGTCTAGTCCAGTAGTTGGTGCCTAGCACAATATCTCTTCCTAGGCCATCTAGGATCAGTCCTGTGTCTCGACTACAGGCAGCATCATTGTAAGTGAATACTGAGAATGGCCAAGGTGTGGTTTCATCTAAAACAAATGTAGCTGTGCTGCCGTCCTTGTCATAGACAAAGTCTCGGACATAGTTTATTCTATATACAGTATCTGCTACAATAAATGATGCTGGAAGTTGCGGAAATCTATCAAGGTCACTGACTTGCAATCTTGTTGGAGTAGCCACGACGTCGATATTGAATTCCAGGTTGCCTGCAAATCCGTCTGTGAACATACCGCCGGCAAACACCTGTCTGTCCTTGCTGCGGCTGAATGAAGCACATTCTTGGAAGTATGGCGATCTTGACAGTATCTGACCTGTGGGATCCAATACACCCATGAAACCGCCGTGTCCAATGGCACTAATGGCCTGCCAACGCACGGTATCGTTGGCTAAGAACACATCCATTTCTTCGTTGTCTTTGGGATAATTCACTGATCCCGATCCGTCTATGACATCTTTGAATGCATCCACTAAGGCTGTTATCACAGCAGCAGCGCCAACCTCGGACTGGAACGCAGGATCGATGGTCTGTAAAAACAAATTCTGTTTAGGTGAGGCTACCGCGGTGTTGGTGATAATATTCTGAACCAAGTCTTCAAACAAATCTATCACCGCCAGGAATTCAAGCTGTTGGGTAGTAATTACTGTGTTACCAATTTCACTTTGATAATATTTCAGTGCTGCAGATATGGTTCGATTGTATTCTCCGTAGTCCATATCAAAGGTAAGATCGTCTACTAAGATACCTATACTGGTTTTGTAAAATGGTTTATTGTAATTAAAAGTAGAAACAAAAGGCAGAACATTATTGGCTTTGCGGAAATCAATAGTGGCAATGATTTCTTCCTGTAGAAACTGTCTGTTTAATCTAATCAGGTCCGCAGCTGATTCATAGCCACCTTTGTTTTGTATTTTAGGATACACAGGATTTGCACTGTTCTGCAAATAATGATAACCAAATTCCTGTGTGGCCACAGACAGTCCGTCTATGACCTTGTCTCTTCGGAATCGATAGAACGCCCATGGGCTGGCAGATGTGCCTGGACGAGGTCTAAAAATAACTCTACGGAATTCATCCCCTACTATAGAAACGTTTGCAGGAACTTTTAGTGGATAGTTTTCGAAATATTCCCCACTTTCTACTAGCACAGAAATCTGTATATTTCTAGCAATGTCGCCATAGGTTATGCTTTCGCCTAGTTGAAAATTACCAGACAAAATATCTACATCAAAAATCTCATTGCCACCACTTTCCAACTGTCCTGAATGTGCCACAATCTGAGCCAATGCGTTGCTGGTCTTGCCTCTTAGGAATAGCCCTTCACGTATGTCACGTCCTCGGATAGCTTCAACGGTGTTGGTAGTAACATCCCCTGTGAAGTCTGTGCCAACACCTGCGGTATAGATCAGAAATCTAGGAAGATCTACTATAAAAGCTGGCAATGAGGTAAAACCTGAACCTTTGTCTGTGATAGTGATACTGGTAATTACTCCACCGGTGACCACAGCGGAACCAAATGCTCCAGTGCCTCCTCCGCCTATGATTCTTACAGAAACCAAACTGTAACCACTTCCACCGTTGCTAATACTCACCGATCCCACTTTGTATGTGATATTAAAAGTAGCGCCAGACCCTATAGCACCAATCCCCACAGGTGCAGCACTGGTGCTGATGGTGATTGGCACGGCAGTAGCACCTGGTAGTGCAGTGTACGTGCCAGTGGAAATAACACGAAATGTAACAATAGCGCCGGGAGTAGTTAGAGTTGTTAATACTTCTATGAAACAAGCCCCACCACCTGAAGCCACAGTTCCTCCGGAGACTTGTAGTATATCACCGGGATAATAATTTGCACCCACGGAATTAATTACAACAGTGTCTACGCTCATGCGTATGGTGCCGGCAAACCCTATACCAGATGTGGGAGATTCTTCAACAGCAGTCAACGAACATTCGGTAGCTCCGTTATTAAAGGTCAGTGTTTTTTCGTAAGGTCCGATGATAGCTCGTGATTCTAGAACCAATTGTTCTGCACGTTTTAGAGCAGCTTCAAGAGTTCTGTAAGCATAGGCCAAAGCACGACCTTGCAGTGCCTGAGACACGCCCGGGCGATCATCTTGACCACTGAGCGCCACATACAAATTCACACTGCTGCCAAATGCCGAACTGTCAACATACTGTTTTGTAGCTGCGATCAATCCGCCAAAATTTGTATCGTCGTCTGGT